ACTGGGAATCTCTGTAATATGGCCGGATTAGTCATAGGCAAACTTGGTTTCGGCAAAGACGATTTCTTTTACGGGATGGAACTGTGTCTACACAGGGCCGGAAGGGAGGCGCATGTTGTCAATACCATCACGGCCTCGGCGTGCGATGTTTTGCTTGTCACGGCGTTTTGGTATCTCGACGCCTATTTGTTGCAGAGCTTCCTTAGCGATGCCGGTATTGTCAAGGGGGCTAAACCAAGGCCAATAATCATTGTTGGAGGCATGCAGGCAACAATGACGCCGGAAGTGTTCGCCGAACTGGCCCATTATGTGTTCATCGGGGATGCAGACGATCATCTTGGCGGGATTCTTGACGCAATCGAAAACGGTGAAAAGCCCGATTGCGAGTATCTATACGAGGCCGGTGGAATCATCCCGAAACCCGCCGTATGCAGGCCGTCCGGGTTCGCAATCAACAAAGGCGGCAAGCGTGGCGTATGGAGGGTCGAAATTGCCCGCGGGTGCAAGTACAAATGCGCATTCTGCGCGTTGTCGGGAATCAAACCCTATACAGAGGTTCCAGCTAGCGAAATAGAATCAACAATATCGAGCATACCGAAGGGCGCATCGTGCGTTTTGTTTGCCCCGGAGCGATTGCTTCACTCCGAGTGGGACAAGATACAGGATATGGTTTCGCGCAGAAAATTGCACGACATGGGCCAAGACGTAAGGCTTGAACATCTACCAAAATGCGGAAAGCCATGCGCAAACATCGGCATCGAAGGGCCAAGTCTGAGGCTGAGAGCGCAAATAGGCAAGCGCTTTACCGAAAAGATGATATTGCAGAACGTCGAGGCGTGGCTTGCTTCGTTGGGCCGCCTTGGAATGCTGACTATGTATTTCATTGCCGACCTTCCGTCGGAAACCAGAGACGATTATGCAGAGTTGCGGGATCTGTTTCGCGCAATCGAGAAGGCCGAATGGAGTAGAAAGCTAACTCTAAAACCTGTCCTGAATCCACTTTCGCCGAAACCGTTTACCGCAATGCAAGACGCCGTTATTCATCCGTTCCGCGATTATTCGGCCATCTGGCGCGACCTGCAGAGAAATGCGCCGGTTGGGCAATGGGGATTCCGGGTTGTAGAAAGCATGGTATGGGGCCCTTATGAGCGCATCCGCGATGTCATTGTGGAACGAGGCAAATCTTCGGCTGGCAGAATGATAGCAAAGATGGGTAAAAAGGCCTTGATCGTAAAACCACAAATGAACGAGCGCAAAGAATTTGCACGGCAGCTTCTGGGGTTTGCCGCAAAACACGGCCTATCAGAGGATGTGCTGGGCATAGACGTTTCGGAGGTCTTTTGACATGAAAAACCGATTGCGAAAAACAGGTAAAAAGCGAACGGCGGCCCAATGGGAGAAGGATCTTGCGTTCATCGAGCCGCTGTACTGTAAAAATATACCAACCAGAGAGATAGCGCGGCGATTGTCGGCGGAGCGAGAGTATTCCCTAAGCCACACCATGATTGCCCGCGATCAGCAAGAGATTTTGCGCCGCTGGCGAGAATCAATAGAGGACATAGGCAAACACAAAGCGAAGGCGCTGGCCGATTTGAACTACGTCCAGGCAGAGGCGCTCGAACAGTGGGAGCGGTCGAAACTAGACGGTGAAAAGAAGATCGTCAAAATAGACGATTCGGGAAAGCGGAGCGCCGAATCTGTGACAGAACGGCAGTGCGGCGACCCGCGCTACCTGAAAATCGTCGAGGACGCGATCAATGCACGGGCCGATATTCTGGGATTCAAGGCCCCGGCCAAATCGGTAGTGTCCGGGCCGAACGCGGGACCCTGTATTATTCATGTGGTTTACGATGATAAGCCCTGACTCGGTTCCGCAGTCCAGACATTACGCCGTTCGGTTGCGAACGGCCCACGCGGAACAGGCGCGGTTCATCGAGGACACGGCAAAACGCAAAGTGATCCGGGCTGGGCGGCGCGGCGGTAAAACGGTTGGATGCGCGATACTGGCCGTGCGCGAATTTCTCAAAAACCGGCGCATCCTGTACGCAACCCCGACCGAGGAGCAAATCGGCACGTTCTGGTACGAGGTAAAGCGCGCGCTTCGCGAACCGATCGATGCCGGGGTGTACACGAAGAACGAGACGATGCACTTCATCGAACGCCCGTATACGCAGTCCAGAATCCGCGCGAAGGCGGCGTACAACGCCGACACGTTGCGCGGCGATTACGCAGACCTCCTGATACTCGACGAGTTCCAGTTGATGAACGAGGATGCGTGGGAAGTCGTTGGCGCGCCGATGTTGATGGACAACGACGGCGACGCCGTGTTCATTTACACGCCGCCGTCCGTGCGGTCTGCAGGCATCTCCAAAGCGCACGATAGGCGGTACGCATCGAAACTGTACAAGCGCGCCGCCGAGAACCACGGCAACGGGCGCTGGGCCGCGTTCCATTTCGCCAGCCATGCGAACCCGCACATCTCGCAAGCGGCGTTGGCGGAAATCGCGAGCGACATGACCGCGCTGTCATACCGTCAGGAGATCGAGGCCGAGGATGTGGAGGAGATCCCCGGCGCGCTGTGGACCCGCGCCAACATCGAACTCGACCGAGTGGACGTTGCGCCGGGCCGCCTCGACCGCGTAGTCGTGGCCGTCGATCCGACATGCACGAGGACGGGCGACGAGGCCGGGATCGTGGTCTGCGGCAAGTGCGGCGACCACTACTACGTGATCGCCGACCTCTCGCTGAAAGCGTCGCCGGACGTGTGGGCGAAAACAGCGGTGGATGCGTTCATTCTGTATGAGGCGGACCGAATCGTGTACGAAACGAATCAGGGCGGCGAGATGGTGGAGCACACGATTCGCACGGTAGACAGGCATGTTCCGTTGCGCAGCGTTCACGCGTCGCGCGGCAAAATCACGCGGGCCGAACCCGTGGCGGCGCTGGCCGAACAGCACAGAATCCACCATGTAGGAATGTTCCCGAAGTTGGAAGACGAACTGTGTTCGTTCACAGGTAAACCCGGACAGGCCAGCCCGAACCGGCTCGATGCGTTCGTATATGCGATTACCGAATTGCACAAGCGGGCGCCGGCAACTGTAACCGCGCACTAATATACCTATTGACTTTCTGACAACAGGTGTATTATATTCGTGCCATGATCGACTCGGACCTCAAACGATGCTACGACGGACTGATCGCCAAAATGCAGGCGCACGATATGCGAATGCAGTATTATCGCGGCGATCATCCGATCGCGTTCATCAACCCAAAATTCACCGACATCATCAAGCGCGGCGTCGTGTTCCGCAAAAACTGGTGCCAGACGATCATCGATGCCGCGTTGAACAAACTCGTTATTCAATCGTGGAACGCGCCGGACATCGATAACGACGCGCTGGCGGACCTGTGGAAACGGCACGTGCGCCGCATAGCGAACGATGTGCATCTGGGCGCGCTGATAACCGGCGAATCGTTTGTCGTGGCGTGGCCGGGCACGGACGGCGCGCCGCGCGCATACTATCACGACCCCCGGACCGTGCATGCCGTATACGACGAGAACGAACCGGAGACAATGCGGTTCGCATGCAAAATCTGGACGGTCGAAAAGCGGCGGCGGCTGAACCTGTATTACCCGGACCGAATCGAGCATTATGTTGCTAACGATGAGAATCCTATTTCTGCACAATCGTTCCGGCCCGTGTCGGATTCGCCGGTTGAACCGAACCAGTTCGGCCAGATTCCCGTGTTCCATTTCCGATTGCGGTCGGATACGAACACAGGCGAACTCACGACCGGCGTGCTGTCGTTGCAAGACGCGTTGAACAAAATTTTAAACGACATGATGGTGGCTTCGGAATATACCAGTTTCCCGCAGCGGTACGCGATCGGCAATTTCGAGAAGAATCAGAAATGGCCGATAGGTCCAGGCACGATTCTCGAATTGCCCGGCAGCGCGGCGGGCGACCAGCCCGTGACGGTCGGTGCATTTTCATCGTCATCGCCGGACAACTACCTGCGGCCTATGGAAGACCTCCGCGATGCGATGGCGGTCCTGTCGGCGACGCCGCATTATTATTTCGCCGGGCAAGGCGGCACGCCGTCCGGGGAAGCGATACGCGCGCTCGAATCGCCATTGCTGTCGAAAATCGCGCGATACCAGAGCATACTCGGCGGCACGTGGGAATCGCTCATGGCATTCATGGCTCGCATATCCGGCATTGCCGACGGCAACGGAACGGACATCGAATGCGTCTGGGCCGATGCGCACACGCAACTCCCGCAGGCGCTGGCGCAAACGCGGCTCACCAACAAGGACGCCGGGATTCCGATTACGACTCAACTTCGCGACGAGGGGTGGACCGAGGGCCAGATCGCCCAAATGTTAAATGATATCAACGTCGAGGCGACCGTGACATCGATACCGAACACTGGCGCCATTCCGGCGACGGTCTCCCCGGCGGTCGCAATGGAGGCCCGAATGAAGGCGAAGGACATGATCGCGGGCAAGGGTGCGGGCGGCATTGCGGATGCCCTCGAATCCGCGCGGAAGCCCGTGCCGGAAAATGCCGTCGCGCAAATCATGGGCAAATTCGCGGGTAAACGGGTCAGGACGTAGGAGGCGCGGACCGAATGGCCGGGTTGTTCACGGACGAGTTCATGGACGCGATCGAGGAAATCGCGGGGCAAACGCTCGAAGCCGCCGTGCTGGAGGAGTTCATGACCGGGCTGCTGTCCGAGGCGTACTACAATGCTATGACCGGGACAACACAGCAAACTATCATCGATGAGGCGCGGAAACATGCGGCGCAATTCGTGAAGTACGTTTCCGAGGAGCAAAAGACCGCGATCGCGAATGCAATCGCAACAGGGATTGAAGAACAACTCGGCGTGCAAAAAACGTCGCGGCTCGTGCGCGACAGCATCGGCCTCGACCCGCAACGCGCCGAACGGCTGGCGAAATTCCGGGCCGAGAAAGAGGCGACGGGCCTGACCGGC